GTTTGTTTGTTGCTTTGTTTATGCCTTTAAAACGCTTGTCGCCTTTGGCATAGTTACCAGAAGCATCAGCTGCTTTGGCAGATGCACCTGCAGCTGTTTTATATCTTGCTAGAAGATCAGTGGATAGTTCATTAACAAGTTCTTCTTTAATATGACGATGCGTGAAGTGAACTTTAGTCTTACCACCATGTTCTTTTTCGACATGGGCTGAAACACCAGATGAATGATGAACTGGATCACTCTTTGATGTCATCTCTTCACGATTGTGATGCATATCAAACTCATTTGGTTTTGAATCGTAACCAGAAGTCTTTTTGTAACCCATCTTTTGTAGATGTTTAAATACTGCTTGGTGATCTGAATCAGTCTCAACATGCTTCATATTATGAATTGCTTTATTATCACGTTTGTATGTGCTTTGTTTTGCAGATGAAGATTTAACACCTTTAGAGAAATCAGAGATATGTTTGTTTAACTCAGAAACAGACTCTTCTAGCTCTTCTTTAACTTCAGAACTAATTGCATTTTTAGACTTACCATAAATCTTACTTCTCTTTAAAGAAGATGCAACTAATTCTTGTTCATTTGCTGCTAGTTTCTCTCCACGTCTATGACGAGAAATAAGTTTAGTTAGATAACTGTCTTCCATAAGTTCTTTGTATGTTTTAAGTTCTTCTTTAATACCCATACCTTTACGCACATCATTGTACATAGCATCTTTATGTTCTGGTTTCATTGATGAAGGAGTTCCTTTATGAAACTCTGCTTTATTACCAGATGCTGCATGCTCACGCATTTTACTTGCCGACATTCCTTCAGTACCTTCGGCATCTGGATCTCTCTCACCAGAAGAATGTACTGTTATCTTTTTAAAATTGTAATGACCATGACCAGAATCTTGACCATTATACTTATGTAGTAGATCATGCATATCTTTATGACGATCAGAACCAGCAACTACATGCAGGTGTGTCACACCTTGTTTGTGTAACTCTGCAGCATGATGTAAGATAGTTGGTTTTTCTTTGCTAGAAGAAGATACATTAGTTCCTGGAAATGCATTCTTTGCATGATTAACTTTTTGATCTGCTGAAAGAGGATTCTTTTTAGCATCTTGACTGTGAGAAACAATTAAAGAATGACCAGCACCATGTTCTTTGGCAACATCATGCATCTTTTTAACAACAGCTTCATGACCAGAAGTTACTGGATTCATGCGACCGAATACCATGGCATGGTGCTTTTCAGACCCATGGCCACCCACATCTTTGGCTTCTTTAAATGTAATCATTTTTTGTATACTTTTAATAGGTTGGCTTTACTAAACTCTTTACGATTAACTAATTTAGTTGGCTCTTCTTTTCCATTGTGCTCATGATTAATAACAAATCCTTCTGGATCTGTTTTGTTATCACCAATGTGATGATCTAATCCACCAGTATGAGTATTTAAACTTTTAACTAATGTATCTTTTGCTTTTGCCAAGTGACTATGCATATTCAATAGATTATCGTAGTGAGACTTATTCTTTTCGATATGCGCTACTTGTGCAGCACCTTCGCCTGTATGTTTTGCCTTTGCAGCATCAGACTTAACACCAGCTGCTTTCTTTTCGTAGTGAGCAGTAACATGGGCTTGTAAACCTTCAGCAGTTGGAACTGTATCTGTTTTAACTGTATGATTAATGTAAGAAGCCAAATGACCAGAATCACCACTATGAGCAGGATGAACAGCATCATACATCTTGTGACCATGAGTATCATGAATTTCTTTGGCAGCAGCCATGTGTTTGTGAAATTGGTCTTGCGCTTCTTTAGGGTAATCTACTTTAGAAGTATCATGATTAGCAGTCTTAAGATGCACGTCTTTATGATCACCGAAGTTATGATTATCAGGATGTGGAGTTACATGCATTGATTCTAAAGATTTCTTATCAGCACCTTCTTTGTGTTCATACTTTTGATGAACAGCAACACCGAATTTAGATTCAGCTGCTTTCTTTGCTTCATCGCCTTTAGCAGTATAAGAGATTGTATTTGGAGTAAACTTAGCAGTGCCTGCTTTTTTATCATGTTCAACATCACCCTCAGAATGCATGATGTCACCTTGGTAAACACCTTTCTTTGGTGTCACTTTTGGTAGATGTTGTAGTGCTGCTTTTAGTTTAGTGGCTAGACCTGGAGCATGACCATGATTCTTATCGATGTCAGCTTCTGTATGATTAATCTTTGGATCTTTATTGAAAGCACCTTTTGTTCCAACAAAGAATTTACCATTACTTGGGTGATGTCCAAAAACAACTGAAGGTGAACCATCAAACTTCATCGTTAATTTACTACTATTATTTCCAGCCTTTGTGTGCTCATGAGCAGACATTAATGCACCATGTGCATGCTCAAAACCTTCATGCCCATGCATCAATGGACGATCCTCAGCATGAGTAATGTGCTTTAGTTTATCACCAGCATCTGAGCCATGGCCAAGTGCATCTTTTTCTTCTTTTAAATATGTTAAAAATGATTTCATTAGCAGTTCCACTTTCTTAGTGCGAGTGCCTTGCGAGTCGGCTCGCCATTTGGTTTCTTCATTGCGCCTTCCATGCCACCCATTCTAGCACAGAAAGACTTACGACGATTAGCTGCTTTGCTACCAGCTTTTAATTCTGATGGAGGTGTTGTCACGGGTGCTTGTAAATTAGCACCCTTGGCATTGTATGCATCACGACCTTTTTGAGTCAAACCACCAGTGGAAGATTTATGACCTTTGGCATCAACTGCAGCTTCGAAAAGTTCTTCATCAGAAATTTCTTCAAATGTTTCCCAGATCATTTCTGGATCTAAGTTATGTTGAGTAGCGAGATCACTTACCATCTCTTCAATAAGGTCAAATTGTGCTTCAACATCTTCTTTCATCTCAGAGTACAAATAGTCAGCTGCAGTCTGAATATAATCAGTTGCAAGAGTAATCTTAGATTGAACCCACTCTGGCAAATCAGTGTCTGGCTTTAGTAGATCTTTAATCATATCAGCACAACGTGTTAGCGTTGCCAATTGATTTAGTGCCATGTCACCTTCGTAACCATACTCTTTATTATCTTTTGCTTCATTCGTTTGCGATGCTTTCAATGCTGCTGCAGTTGGAGCACCTTCGCTTCCAGGCTTGCGCATCTTTTCGCCAGAACCAGCTTTAATTCGTTTTTGTTTGGCATGGATGTTGTCCCACAATCCACGCTGGCTTTCTTTGATACATGAATCAGCAGAGCATGGTTTAGTTCCTGGAACTCTTTTATATCCAGTCCAGCAGGTGCATCCTGATTTCTTTGCTTCTTCTATTAGCTGTTTAAATGAAAACATTTTTTATCCTATTTTCTTAGCAGAAGCACGTAAGAACCATGCATGCTTCTGGTGTGTATCTATTCTATCCGCAATAAAATTACAAATACCTTGTTGTTTGTCTGCATTTGCAATAGTGAACACTTTATTTAGGCTAGCCAAGACTTCGTCATTTGCCTTGATAAGACTAGCCAGAATATCAGAAAGAAGTTCTACTCTGGTAGTCTCTTCCTGTAATGTTTTATACTTAAACAGGTCATCTAAACTGACTGGAGCATAATCATCTAACTTACGTAGCAGTTCACCAATTGGATCTACTGAGTTATAAACATCAGTATACAGATCTCCAAAGAATTCGTGGAATTGAGTGAACTCTATGCCCTCAATGTTCCAATGAAATTGATGAGCCTTATAGTACATCACTGTTGTATTTGCCAACAGGACTTTGATTGCTGTTTTTAGTTCATCCATTTTTTATATGTTCTTTAAATGTAATTATTTTAACATCTTGTATCCATTTAGATACTAATTTACCAGAGTCTTCTTTTAATAGTAGATGGTTTGAACCACGCTTAACAATCTCATACTTCTTACCATTAGACTCAACAACTTCTCCGACATTAAAGATTTCACCTGAGTGATACATCTCACGAATATCGTCTTTAACTAGATTGATCTGCTCTTTGATTATATCTAAACCAAGACCAGTTCTTATGTCATTCATTAATCTACGACTATCAAGATCTCTAATAGATGATGGTAGTGCTTTCTTAAACTGTTCATACAATCCCTTGGAAGCGAATGAACGAATAGTTTCAGATTCGTCTGGATCGCTTTCTCCAGTATTGATAACAGTAACATTATACTTCTTTAGTGCTCGTGGAACTTCTGCGCCAGTCACTAAAATAATATTTGAATAGTTTTCTTTTAGACTCTTAACGATATCTACCAAATTCTTTTCAGATTCGACAAAGTTGGTCTTAGGAAAAATCAGATTCAAATACTGAAGTTTCTTTTCTACTAATAGTGGATTCTTTTTCGCATCGCTAACAGTGGATGCATAGATTACGTGGTCTGCGCTACGTTGCTCAGCCAGTGCTTTGACAGCCTTTACAATAAGTTCATGACCCACGTTTGGAGGGTTAAACTTACCACAGGCTAGAACTACCGTTTTAGATGGGAGTTCTTTTAATAATTGTTTGTAATCTTTCATTTAATCCATCTGTATAGTATTATATCTTATTTATAATCCTCAATGTTTCATCGAGAACTTTATACCTGTATTGTCGGAATCCTTGGCATTGGCTCCATATGCAAACTTAAATTCAGCGTTAGAAAACAACTTCTTAGAGAAGGTCATCGAGTCGCCAACGAAGTTTAGATAGACCTGTTCAGTCTTCATCTCTCTACTAATGTTATTTAAGATTTCTTGATAGATCTTATTCTTATTCATATACTCGACTAAAGCATATCCCATTGGGGCTAAGATTAAAGAATAGTATTTTTTATAAGTTGGAGTGCTAAAGACTACAGCTAATGAATCTGGACTAGCATTCTTACCCAAGGACTCGTACATCGGAGCATATTCTGTATTGAACATCTTGATTCTGTTGGCTGGAGTTTTACTTGCAGTTGCTATTTTCTGTATAGCTGCAGATACATCTGCAATAGTGAATGCTCCCTTTGCACCAACTATAGATTTTAGAGTAGTGTAAGAGGGTAACTTTAAAGTCTCGAATGCTTTAAGAATTTTTGTAGAAGTATTATCATCAGCACCAGCCAAAGCCTGTAAAACTCCGATGGCTTTCTTTTCTTCTGCTGTTGGTGTCTTATAGACTTTGCCGATGTTATTAACAATAGCACCAATTGATGGAGCAGCACCTGCTTCGAATTTAGCAGATACATCTACGTGAACAGATTTATTACCAACCTTTTTATCAAGATAAAAGTCAACCAATGCTTCATTACTGATAACAGAGAATCCAAACTTTGTATAACCCTTACCGAATGGTTGGGTTAGATACCAACGAAGTGATAAAATTTCCCCAAAGTCTTTACCGATTGCTTGACGATCTTGTGGCTTAATTGAGACCATTGCTTTCTTGGCAGCAGCATTCATTGTGATACTATCTTTAGTGGTTTTATTATCAACAATAGATCTATACAATTCTGTTAAAACAGTTTTGATATCTGCTCCAACTTTAAGATTATCGATACCTGCATACACAGCCTTATCGAATTTAGCAATATCAGTATACCCAGAAGCAATAGTTAAATTTAATTTCTCTGGTGCTAGATCTTTAGTCTTGAGAGTACCCTTCTCAGTAAATGTATTGAGAATGAAACAAGTGGCACCAGTCTTACAATCAGCAATTGCTGTAGTAAGTGTCAGTAACTTTGCTTTGTACTTACCAGAGATCGCCTTCTCATCTGTTGCGCTAATGTCACTTAACTTACCTTTTATACCAGAAGATTTTAGAAGATCTTCCAAAGTTCCTGGATGTGCTACTTCTACAGACTTAATCTGAGTCTGATATCTGGATGTTTTTACAGAAGCACCAGCACCTTTCTTCTTAAGAAAGTCTGATATGTTCTTGGCTGTTAAAGCCATTTCAGGATATTTGTATGCCATATAGTTGATCTTACAATAATCAACTATTTAGGTCAAGTCATTCGGTTGTATTTACGATCCCATTTACCGATTTGATCTATGATCTTTCGAGTGGCCATGTTGTTTCTTAAATCGTAATCAAACGTCTTTAAGAAGAAGTGAAGAGTAGACGAATCTCGTTTCTTTTTATAACGATTCAACAGGATGTTGATTTCTACTCTGGGTCTACGCATCTTAAAATCTAGATACACACAATGCGCATATGCTTGTATCTCATCAAACTCAGAGAGGTATGCTCTCTGTTCATCCTTCTTTGCTATACCCACCTTTTTATATGGTACAACGTAGTTACTCCATGAGTCATCTCTTCTCTCGTACTGCATGAAGTGTATCAATTCGTGCATGAGAGTTTGAATAAATCTCATCTTAAATGCTGTCCAAGACTTATTTGTAAAGGAGAATGAATTGAACCTATCAGTATAGATTTGTATGGTTATCTGTCTCTCATCTGGAGCATATTCACCACCAATTCCTACATAGGTTTCAGTCCACTTTGCTTTAGACTTTTCCTTACGCCATTCGACTTTGGTGCGCCACTTCTTAGCATAGTTGGCAAGACCGACAGAATCGTTCTTATAACGATCTAGATCAATCCAGACTTTTGAGGGTGTGAGTTTAGCTCTGAATGGACGCTCATAAAAGTTGAGCAGTTCCATCCAGTCGTAATTGGCTTTTTCTAGGAAGTTCATAGTTCCCAGAAAGTTCTTGCTTAACTAAACTGTTTCTCCAAGTGCGCAAGTACTTTCCCCTGCTCCTCTAAGTTAGTGTTTACAAACTCAGTAATATAAGGCATCAAGTCAAAGTTTGACAATAGATTACTATATTTAGTCTCCCGACCCTTTAGGAAAGTTTCAGACTGGTCAGAACCCCTATTTTTGTATCTCTGTTCTAACATAGGTTTCGGGACTGCCAAATAGACCACTTGCAATTCGGTATTAGGTAACTCCATACAAAACTCTAGGAATGACTGGTTGAAGACTCGATCTCCCTCGAAAAGGATATTGCAGTTATTAGACTTAACCCACTCTTGGAGGTTTGGTTGGACTGCCATCGAAAGCCGATCTGTTCCAGCAAAGGTTTCACCCTCATCATATTTACCAAGGATGTATAGATCTCGTTCGGTATTATAGGATGCTGATACCAACTTGGCTGGTTCACCTACAATCCACTGTTTATTTTCCATAAATTTACGAAACAGTGTAGTCTTACCAGTTCCAGGTTGCCCACCAACTGCGATAATCTTTCTAGTCTTAGTGGGGTTTCTAATCAACTGAACACTAATCTCGTCAACTACTCCAAATTTATCAAACATTTCTGACTTCCTTTATTAAATCCATCAATTCTTCTTTATTAAATACCCATACTCTTCCACGAAAAGATATAGTATCTGAGTCAAGATCTTGCTTCTTCGTGAATCTTGCTTTGTTAATTATACTTTCAGAAATCTTCTTAGACAAATTTTGTTTAATGATGTCGTGGTAGTCTACAGTTTCTTTCAATTTGGCAAGTTCAAATGTTGTAACTTTATGTTCAACGACAACTTCATTCATATCAAATTGATCTAAAACTTCATCTACAGGTTTTTGTACACTTATGGTATTTGTAGTATAAGATCCACTTGCTGCAACAGTGCCTGTATTCATTGCAGTATTGATACTGAGAGTCCCACCATTTGAAAATGGTTGTAAACCTGTACCAGTCACAATCATATTATCACCCCAGTTGGGCTGTGGTTTATTAATAGCCATTAAAAATTCTCCAATCCAATTAGTATAGATTCTTCATCATTAAACATCCATTCTAAATTTTCTAATTTACCTGAATTCAGGAAAGAAGAAAACCTTTCTTTATCGATACCACGTTTATGGTCTAATCTAAAATCAATTGTTTCTTCACGTGCTTGCCAAAGAACATCCCAATCAATACCATACCAACTATCATTCTCTGCTTTAACAATCTCTTCAGCCTGACGATCTAGATAGTAACCAAGGTAACGTCCATGGTGTTCTCTGAATAGTTTCTTAAAAGAACACAAGCAGGTTTCCATGGTAAAGAAATCAATCTGTCCTGCTAAGTCAGGGAATCGTCTTTTACTTTCTTCCAGAATTTCTTTTGCATGTACTTCGAGGTTTGAATACTCCATATTACTGAGTCTTCGATCACAATCGGATTCTTGTCCAAGGGCATACAGAAGTCCATTACGATGACTACGGGAACCATCATAATCGTCCAGCATGAGAGAAGTAGGATTAACAGAGATGCCAGCAGTATGTTTAAGATGCTGTAAGTAAAACCAAGTGGAATAACGACCAAATTTATGCAGGCTCGACTTAACCCCATCCCACAGTCTATCAAAAGTGTCTTCCTCTGATGATGCATAAAAACTTTCCATCCTATCACGTTGTGTTCCACTTCCTATAAATTTTTGGTAAGACTCGAACATGGCAGGAAGATGTCCTTTGTTCCACTTTGTATCAGTTTGATATCGTAGTCTCTTATAGTTAGCTGTATTCCATTGAGTGATTCTATCAACTGTTGCTAATTCATAATCAGGAAACTCATTCATTAGTACCCATGCAGTTTGCAACTGGTATGTATTACCATAAAGCCATGCAAACCAAAGACGCTGTTCATCATTGTGTTCATATCTTTTATTAAGATAGTTCGTTGCCCATACTGCTGGATCACAATCATCATACTTCAATGACCATGCGTACCAGCGTATGAATGCTTCTTTACGATTTTCTTGTAAACGATAATCCATTATAAAAATTCTTGTAGTGTTGGTTGATTCATAAGAGCATCTCGTAGCCATGCTGTACCAACTGCATCAATTGCTGTTTGAGTTTTTTCTTTCTTCTTGTCACCCCATTTATATAATTCTAATCCTTCTAACCTAAACTGATCTTGTGCTTTGCTTGGTGGCAGAGCAGAGGATGGATTGATAATAGCATTATTTCTGTAGCTAATTTGCTCTTGCCTAGTTGAGAATAATGGTTGGTCAGAACGTAACGAGCCAGTCGGGTCAACTGCCCAGAAGATGAGTCCATTGCGATAATGCCATGTGACTGAAGAAGGTGTGCAAGAGATTTTAAGTCGTTTAGACTTTCGTTCTTCGACTGCGTATTTAATCCATGCGTCCCAACACTTTGATGCGTATCCATTTCCTTCTTTTCCTTCGAGTGTTACGATCTCATACAGGTTGGCATAACCATCACGATTGAATGTAGCAAAGATTAAACAAACAACATCACCATTAACTTCATAAGCCATTGGTAATGCTTTGTCATAATTGTGAAACCGATACCATAATGAATGTGCAGCCGATAAGAATTTTGTATTCTTACCAGCTGGACTATTTGAAATAATGTTTTCTACTTTTGCTAAATCAACTAATATCATTTTTGGTAATCTAATGCATCTTTAATATCAACTCGCTCAATCGTCAATGCAAGGTCACCATCAAATGTATTGTAATGATTCATAAGAACATTAACTGGAAACCCTGCAACCTCAGCACGTTTTGGAACATCTGCCGTAGAGGTAATTATACTCCCACATTCAATACTTGTCAAGTATAATGGACGTTTACCATTACGATAGAATCGCAACTTACGATCTACATAAAGTTCACACACTGCCATAGATGCATCTGGGAACTCTCTGAGTGGGTCATCTGAATGTAATACTAACTCAGAGTCATTCTTAGTTTCAAATGTGTAAGGATAAATGTTACCCCAGTTCTCAGGAAGTTCTTGTGTAATAACTCCATTATGAACAATGGACTTCAATTCATTTGCTAGCGGTTGATTATAAGATAAATCGCTAGTGCTATATCTACAGTGACCAATAAGGTAAAGAGTACCATCGTCATTAACCATCTCCTTCATATTATCAATATGCATATGAGTATCAATAAATCTATCAGATGGCATTGCTTCTTTGATAGTTACAACTGACTTACTCCAATGCGGTAAAAAAGATATACCTGTCGCATGCATTCCTCGAATCTTAGACTCAAGGAATACTCTACGAATCATTTCAAAATCCTCATGACGAGGATTCTTTAACACAGCACCAATTATGGAACACATTATTAGAAAAACTCCTCAAGAGCACCTTTGGTTGTAGGATGATATTTAGCAAGCATATCTTCACCACCCTGTTTAGCACTCAAGAAGTCATACCACTCTTTCTCATCCCACATACCTGCAGTAACACCATTCCAAAGATGGCGATCTTTATGTTCTGGGTGTTCTTTATTTAACCTGCGTCCCTCTACATATTCATAGCGTGCATCTTCATATGCTTTGCTACCCAACTCGAGCATCTTTTCTCTGAAGTAAACAACAAGACTAATACGCTCTGAACCTTCTGGACAAACAATCGGAGTATTACCATGCATAACTTCGTGATTGTTGATAAGAAGCAAATCACCTGGACGTGGATTAACTGCAACACGATACTCAGGAGCAATCAGATATCCACCAGTATACTTACCATCATTAGACAATGTCAATAGATTCGACAAACCTTCATTCAAGTCACCTGCATCGTAGTGAGCAGCAGTTCTAAATGTATTGTTAACAGTGATAGTTGTGAATGGAGTTTCAGGAACTAAGAATGCTGAATCAAGTTTGTTTGCTGCAGACATCTGCGCTGCAAAACGCTCTGGAAGATATTCCTTAAATCCTTTAGATAGTTGCTGAAGGAATGGATATGACATCTTAAACTTTTCAAAGTTATTTGCAGTATAAGAAGTAGCACGACCATAAGGGATACGTGGGTAACGATCGAACCAACCAGCAATGCCAGAAAGAACTCCATTAGCATAAGTTGTTGGACAAACATATTTCTTTTGAATGCGCAGGGATTCGTAATGTTGTTCTGTATCTGATAGTTTGCTTGTCGCTTCAACCCACTTCTCGAAATCAAAACCATCTTTCTTAACTGCTTGGATACCCCAAACATTATTTCGTGTGGATGGTTTCTGAACAGCGTTTTTATATTTCTGACGAATCTGTTCAACTGGATCTTCACCAAGCATAGCCTTTGCTTCTTCAAAGTATTCTAAGATGGCATATTCATACTCAGTAACCCACTCACGATTACCCAATTTGTCGCCACGTGGTCCAGCTGCTTTACCTCTGTTCTGAGTTTCAGTTGCTGCATCTTTCAGACCAAGATATGCTTGATCTTGTTGCTCTTGTGTGAAGTAGTTCTTACGAAACTTTAGAACAATACGCTTCTCACTGTAAGGATCTCCACCATCAATTGATGATGGCATGTAAACATCAGTATCTTCTTCGATGAGATGATCATAATGAGATTCGTCTACGAATGTTCCTTCTAACTTTGAACAATCAAACTTTTCTTTTGCTACGATAACTTTTACCATATTCTCTCCTAAAACTTAAATCCGCTAAATTTTTCTTCAGTATTCATTCTCTTACCAAATGTACCTTTGTCAAAAACTGGACCATCATCTTCTTGACCAGAGTCAGACAATCCAATTTGTGCAGAGGCTTCGACATCATACAACCTCATTTTAGATCTATCAATCCCAACTACGAATCTTTTAAAGTAACTAGGATCATTATACCTGTTTTTTAATTGCTTGACAATTATTTGATTCAACTGTTCTAATTCTTCATTGCTAATCAATGCAACCATAAAGTCAGCAGTTGCTGGTAAGCCGAATGACTCTGAAGTATCTTCGAGTCCTGGATCAGAGTTTGTGAATCCAGATCGAGTAGTTTGTGTAGCCGATACAATCGGAACATTATACTCAACTGCAAGACCCCTTAACTCTTCTGCAATACTCTTAATATATGTATAAGAGTTAACACTTCCACCTTGCTTCATGCGTTGAGACGCACAAATGTTCAAATAGTCAATGAATATGATGTCTGGCGCATATTCTCTCTTCAACTTTAATTCTTCCAACAATGCTCTGAAGTGACCAGAGTGTGCGCCAGCAGTTGGATATTCTTTAATGATCAACTTACCTTTAGTCTTTTTAGCAATCTTATCAATACGATTCTCGTAAATATCTTTATCGATAACTTTCAACTCATCCATAGTAAGGTTCAGTAAGTTTGCATCGATACGTTCTGCGATTCTTTCTTCAGCCATCTCCATAGTAATGTAAAGAACATTCCTACCCTGAGTCAATACTCCTGCAGCCATGT